ACTTACTAAAAGCTCAGGGCCTTGAAGTTGTTGAAGACATTTTAAATAGGGATGGCGATATAGTAGGACAAAAGAAAGTTATTAACCCACTTATTAAAGTAGTTAGTGATGCTTTTAAGAATTACAAATCAATGTGTACTGAATTTGGATTAACTCCTGCAAGCCGTACTAAGATTTCAGCACCGCCAAAAGAAAAGAATATTGATCCGTTAGAACTTTTAATGTAATGGATTTTAAACTTAAACTACACAACTATGTTAAGGCTGTTCAATCAAGCGAATGGGTTGCAGGCAAGTATCAACAACTTGCTGTGGATAGGTTTGTTAATGACCTAAAAAGAACTGACTTAAAATTTAATATTGAAGAGGGGGAAAGGTGGTGCAAGTTTTTCTCATTGCTAAAACATAGCAAAGGCAAACAACATTTAAATAAACCTTTTATTCTTGAAGGTTGGCAAGTCTTTTTAATTATGAACATTTACGGATGGCAAAAGCTTGATGGGTTAAGGCGGTTCAAAAATGTTTATATTGAAATAGCCCGAAAAAACGGAAAGAGTACTTTGGTTACTGGTATGGGATTAGGAGCTTTACTAATCGACAGAGAGGCAACCCCTGAAGTTTATTCAGCAGCTACAAAAGGAGATCAGGCAAGAATAGTATTTGAAGAAGCTGGGCGAATGGTAAACAAGTCTGAGTTACTTTCTAATAAGTTAACTGTAATGCGTGATTCAATTTTTTGCAAGTCAAACTTTGGAGTATTTAAACCTTTGGCAAGTGACTCAAAAACATTGGATGGATTGAATGTTCACTTTGCTGCTATTGATGAAGTCCACGCTCATAAGTCCAGCGAGGTTATTGATTTATTAGATACTGCAACTGGAGCGAGGGAGCAACCTTTAATAGTTGAGATTACAACAAGCGGAAGTAACAAAGGAAGTATCTGTTATAAACACCACGAAATGACTAAGAAAGTTTTAGAAGGTGTTATTAAAAACGATGCTTGGTTTGGTGTGGTTTATAGTATTGATGAAGGCGATGATTGGAAAGATGAGAAGGTGTGGATTAAAGCCAACCCAAATTTAGCGGTAAGTAAAAGAAAAGAGTATATGCACGAGCAATACGAAAAAGCTATTCAGATGCCGAGCTTTCTAAATACTTTTTTAAGATTAGATTTGAATGTTTGGACTGGCTCAACTACAAGGTGGATAAGTGATGAAACTTGGATGGGCTGTTATGAGCAATTTACGGAACAAGATTTATTAGGTATGGAGTGCATTGCAGGTTGTGACCTTGCCTCAGTAGGTGACACAAACGCAATTAGTTTATTATTTAAAACTGAAGATGGCTATAAAGTTTTAAATTACTTTTTTGTACCAGCAGAAACTAAACAAAAAAAGTACGAGTTAGACAATATTAACTATCCAGAATGGGTGCGAGAAAATGACATCATAGAAACAACATTACCGAGTAGGGACGATGAAGCTATTGTTTTAAAAATACTTGAAATCAAATCTAAGTTTAAATTGAAAGCAATTGCATTTGATAGATGGCAGAGTGAAGACATAGTACACAAGTTAGAATCGGTAGGTGTGGAATGTGTAGCATTTGGGCAGGGCTATCGTTCAATGAGCTACCCAACTAAAAAGCTTGAAGAGATGGTAACGAATAGACAGCTAAAACACAACGGCAACAAGGCAATGCGCTGGATGGTCTCAAACATTATGATTGAAAGGGATGCAGCCGACAACATAAAAATAAACAAAGCTAAGTCAAGTGAAAAAGTGGATGGCCCAGTTAGTTTAGTAATGGCTTTAGGAACTATGTTAGATTACGAAAGAAAAAATATTAATTCAAATTATGTATGGTAAACAGACACGATTATTTTAAAAGGTTTATTGAGTTATTAAAAATTAACTATGAAAAAACCCATGAGCAAATTTGGTTACTGCTTGAAGAGGAGTGGAAGGCTAAGTTTAAAAAGATGAGGCATGAAACTTATGGAGCTTTCCGAAATGCTAAATCAAGATACTATCAAGAATACCGAGATTAGTTTGTGTCGCCATGCTATTGAATAGTTTTTTAAATTCGTTTCAGCGATGGGCAAACTTCAGCAATTTTTTGGTTTAGAAAAAAGGGCAGCATTACCGACAATGCCTACAAGTGGTGGGATGTTCGCATCCTCTAATATACTTAATTGGATATTTGGTACTGCCAATTCAAGTGGACAAACTGTTAACCAATTAACCTCATTAAAACTTTCTTCATTCTATGCGAGTGTTAGGAATATTAGTGAGGACATCGCAAAACTACCATTTTATGTTTATTCAATTGATAGTGAATTTAACAAGAAGTTAGTTAACCATCCAGCATCTTACTTACTAAATAAACAGCCTTCAACTGTTTCAATTCCATTTACATTTAAACAAACTTTATTTGAGTTTGCTTTAATTCAAGGGAATGGATATGCGTATATTGAAAGAGATAACAACGCTAAACCAATAGCATTATATGTGTTGGATTCTCGTTATGTAACGCCACAAATTTACAATCAGAAATTATACTATATCATTCAAGATATTAACTCTGGAGTTAAAGGTACTTTTACTCAAGATGAAATTTTCCATATAAAGGGAATGGGTGATGGTTATGTTGGTCAAAGTGTAGTAGGCTATGCAGCAGAATCAATAGGTAAAGCTTTGGCTACTCAATCTTATGCAAGTGGATTTTTTGGTAATGGTGCAACTTTAACTGGAACGATTGAAGTGCCGGGAGTAGTAGAGAACGAAGCTACTGCAAATAACATCAAAACCAGATTTATTGATTCTATCAAAGGAAATGGAACTGCAAGCGGTGTAGGCTTATTGGCTAATGGTGCTAAGTTTACTAAGATTTCTGTAAGTCCAAATGAGGCTCAATTCATAGAATCTCAAGAGTTCAATGTGGCGGATATTGCTCGTTGGTTTAGAATGCCTTTGAGTAAAATACAAAGTGGTTCAACTGGTTCAAGTAATTTAGAGCAATTGAATATTGAGTATGTTACTGATTGCTTAATGCCTTGGCTTGTAAGATTTGAACAAGAGGTAGAACGCAAGTTATTTAGAACTGATGAGATGAGTACTTTAGATGCAAAGTTTGATGTATCTAAATTGTTGAGAGGCGATATGGCATCAACTGCTACTTACTTAAAAGACCTTTATTATATCGGTGCTATTAATGTAAATGATGCAAGAAGGTTTTTAGATATGAACAATATCGGAACGGATGGAGATATTTACTTTAGTCCACTTAATATGATTCCTACTAATATGAGCAAGGAATACTGGGCAACTAAAGAAGGTGCAGCAAATCAAACAAGTTTAAAAGGAGCTAATCCACAAGGAAATTAATATGAAAAAAGATTATATAAAAAATTTAAGCGACAAGGCAGAGCGCAGAAATATAACTCATAAAGTTGAGATGCGCCAAATGGAAGGTGAAGTAAACCCAACTATTAGCGGTACTGCTGCTATATTCAATACTACTACTGACATGGGATGGTATATTGAGCAAGTAGATTCAAAGGCTTTTGATACTGCTGATATGACTGATGTTGTAGCTTTATTCAATCATGATGACGATGAAATATTAAGTAGAACAACTGGACAACCTGATGATTTAGTTTTAACTATTGATAGTACTGGTTTATTGTATGAGTTCAAAGCTAAAAATGAATGTGCTTTGGAAGTAGCTCAAAACATTCAATTAGGTTTTATTAAAGGTTCAAGTTTTGCATTTACTTGCAATGGCGAAATGTGGGAATACGATGTAGTTCAACCTGATGGGACTGTTAAAGATGTTAGAACAATTACATCAATTGAAAAGGTTTACGATGTATCGCCAGTAACTTGGCCTGCTTATGAAGATACTGATGTAGCTGCAAGGTCTAAGAATTTGAACAAGCCAAAAGCTACAAATGGAAAAGAATTTATTTACGAATTAAGAACAAACAAAAAATAAAAATGAAAACTTCAAAACAACTGCGTGAGGAGCGCAGCGCTATTTCATCAAAGATTGATGGATTAAGCAATGTTGAGAATCTTAATGATGCTCAAAAATCTGAGCTTCGCAGCTTAGTTGATAGCGAAGCAAAACTAACTTCTGAAATTGAATTAGCATTAGAAATGGAAAAGCGTAATGCTACTCTTGCTGGTGGTGCTGCTTCAACTGCTGAAAAAAGAGAAAGTGAAAAATTCTCATTTGGTAAATTGGTAAGAGAATTAGCTGAAGGTAGAGGAGATGAAAACGCTGTAACTGGTTTGGAAAAAGAATTAATCCAAGAATCAGCTAAAGAAAAAAGAGATTTAGGCGGTCAAGGTTCAGGTTTGTATTTGTCAAACAAGTTTATGACTGTTGAAAAAAGAACAATGAGTGCTGGTTCATCTACTGCTGGTGGTAACTTTATCCCAACTCAGAAGATTCCTTTCTTTGATGCTTTGTACGCAAAAACAGTTTTAGACCAATTAGGCGCAGTTAAATTAACTGGTTTAAGTGCTAATGCTGACTTAACTGGATTTAGCGCTGGGGTAACAGCTGGATGGGCTACTGAAGTAGCTGATGCAAGTTCAGGTGATCCAACTACTGCAAGCCGTTCAATCACTCCTAAAAGATTGACTGCTTATGTAGATTTGTCTAAGCAATTGTTGATTCAAGACAACTACTCTATTGAGTCATATACTCAAGAATCATTTATGAAAGCTTTTGCAGTTGCAATTGAAGCTGCTGCTATCAATGGTTCAGGTTCATCAGGACAACCAACTGGTTTGTTAGGAACTTCTGGAATTGGTTCAGTTGCAATGGGTACAAATGGATTAGCTCCAAGTTTAGCAAAAATTTTAGAACTTATCCAAGTAGTAGAATCAGCTAATGCTGGTATGAATGGTAAGTTTTTAGTTAACCCTAAAGTAGTTGCAAAGTTAAAACAAACTGTAATTGATTCTGGTTCAGGTGCTATGATTATGAGCTATGGCCCTTACTTCGGTGGAGTTGCTGAGCAAATTGATGGTAAGCCAGTGTTCTCAACTTCAAATGTTCCAAGTAACTTAACTAAAGGTTCATCAAGTGGAGTATGTTCAGCTATGATTTATGGTGATTTTGAAAACTTAGTAGTTGGTCAATATGGTGGTATTGATTTAGTAGTTGATACTATGAGCCAAGCTATTGGTGGAAAAACAAGAATCGTAATGAATCAATATGTAGGTATTGCGGTTAAACAACCAGCAGCATTTGCAGCAATTCAAGATATCCTTACAACCTAAAAATTGTTGGTTGGTGTAGTTATAGTGTGAGTGGGTGGGGGAGTAATCCCCTGCCCTTAACTAAAAAAAATATATGAAAATTAAATTTACAAAAAGTCCAGTAGGTGCATTCTTGTTAGCTTACTTTGAAAACGATGTAACTGAATTATCTGATGCTTTAGCCCAAGAGGTTATTGAATTAGGTTATGGTATTGAAGAAGTAACAGAAGAGTTAATTGAAGATACAGAAGTAACTGAAGAAGTAAAACCAAAAAAGAAAAAGTAATGGCAAGTTACCAATTTGATTCTTTATTAGATAGTAGTTTAGTTATAACAGTTGCTGAGCTAAAAGATTATTTGCGTGTGGATAGTAATGTTGATGACACTATGTTGGAAGCTTTTATTAATGCTGCAACAAGTCAAATAGAAGCAAGACTAAACAGACCTTTAAGAAATCAAAGATGGTTTTACTTTATTGATTATGCTGACTTAACTACTGGGTTAATTAACATTAATAAAGCCCCAGTTAGTGCAGTAAGTTCAATTCAATACTATGATGGTACTAATACTTTACAAACTTTAAGCTCATCAAACTACTTTATATCTTTAAGTTCAAATCCTTGCAAAATTAAAGTAATGCAATTACCTAATATCTACAACAGATTAGATGCGGTTAAAATTACTTTTACAGCTGGATATAGTAGTGTGGCAAATATTCCTAAAGACATTAAACAAGCTTTAAAATTTATGTGTGGTCATTGGTATGAAAACCGACAAGATGCAATTACTGGAACTATCACATCAGATATGCCGATGAGTAGCCAGTTTTTGTTAGAACCTTACAGAAACTTAGTGTATGGTTGGTAGGTTTATTGGGTTCAATTCTCAACACAACAACAAAATAAAAAAATAAGATTATGAATTTTTCAACAAGTAAAAGAGTAATTGCAGTAACACCAAGCGATACAAGTTACATAACAGATGTATCATGGTTAATTAATTATCCAACTGGTTCAGGTGGCATAACTGTTCAAACCCCAACAAGCGCAACATTAGCAAGTGATTTATTTACCCTTGCAAGTTCAGGGTTAGCAAATGGAGATATTATAGTATTTGATTCAGTAGGTACAATTACTGGAATTTCAATCAATACTCAATACTACATAGTAAATGTTAATGGTAATGATTTTAAAGTTAGTTTAACTTATGGAGGTTCAGCAGTAGATTTAACTGGAGCAAATACAACAATGCCAACTTTTAGAAAAGTACAAACAGTTAGCACAGTTAGAAAAACTGGTTTTATCAATGTAACCACAAGCGGAACATACAGAGTTTTACCAGTTGACCACTTTGATACTAATACTACAACTGTTGCATCAATGGGCGCACAAGATGTATATATTGCAGCTGGTGTCCCTTTTCCAGTTGAAGTTAAAAAAGTATTTTCTACTGGTTCAGCTACAAGTACTGGAATAACTTTATTAAGCGAATAAAAAATAAATAAGAAAATAAAATGGCAGCACAAAACGGAACAGCAGTCAACCTATATGTAGGTAGTACATTGGTTGCATCAGGTAAATCAAATAGCTTTAATTTAAGTAGAGCGACTATTGATGTAAGTAACAAAACTTCAAACGGCTGGAAAGAACAAATCTACGGACAAGGTTCTGGTAGTTTTGATTTTGAAGGTATTTTTGAAGAGTCAGGTACTTGGGGATTTGATGAGGCTTATGCAGCATTAACTGCTAAAACAGTATTAACTGTTAAAAGTGCTTCAACTACTACTGGTGATAAATACTATTCAGGTAGTTGTTTGATTACTTCATTAAAAAGTACAGCCCCAATGGAAGATGCTTCTACTTGGTCCGCAACTTTTGAATTAACTGGCGCACCTTCACAAGGTACAGTAGCTTAATTTAAATGAGCAACATAGGTAAACTATTTGAGAAAATTGAAATCAGAGCGGCATCGTATTCACAAGATGGATACGGTGCTGTTTCTGTTTCCTATAATTCACTTGGTAGCGTATGGTGTGAGGTTACAGATAATGGCAGTAACGAGATTGATTCTAATGATAAAAAAACTTATGTTGATCCTATGTACTTCAAAATCCGCAAGAACAATTTTGCAGATTTTCCAACTACTAACATATTAGTTTATAAAGGTAATCTTTATGATGTAATTGGAGTTAAAGCAACAGGAATAAGGTTAAAGGAATTTTGGGAAATTTACGCAGCATCAAAGCAATGAGTAAAGAGTTTATTAAATTTGATATAAAAGGGTTTGATAAATTTGCAGATAAGATTAAAGATATGTCTTTAAATTTGCCTGAACGATCATTGAATTTAAATGTACGAAAAGAGGCTAAAACATTTTCTGAAATATTAGTGAATGCTTATCAAACTTATACTAATACTGGGGAATTGCAAAGATCAATAACTATATATAAAAGGAAAAAGAAAGATAATTATTTTACTTATTATGTAGGCCCTAAATATTCAGGTAATAAAAAACAAGTTAACTCAGAAGGTAAAAGTGCTGCGGGTAATGCTGCTCACTTTTTGGAATTTGGAACTGTTGATAGATATGTAGCAAACAAAAGTAAAGGTGGTACAAGCTTTGGTAAAGGTAGAGTTTATGGAGAAAAAATGTATAGAGGCAGAGTAGCCCCAATTGGAATAATTAGAAGGACAGTAACAGAAAATAATAATACTATTGCTAAATCATTAGCTTCTAATATTGCTAAAGCTTTATTAAGATGGTACAAGAAAAATGGATTAGGAACAAAAAAGGGGAATAAATAAAATGAATATAGCAAGTCCGAGCGATATAGGTTTAGTTATAAGTCATTTGCTAAACATTAATTCTATACCACCATTACAAGAAAATTCTGTATATCCAATTCAAGCACCTCAAAACGCTTTATTTCCATTTGTAGTTTATAATACCATTTCAATAATACCAACTAATACAAAAGGGAAAATAAATGTTGATCCATACACATTAAATTCAATGAGTTCAATGGATAAAGTAAGGATTCAAGTAACAACTTTAGCTACTAATTATGGAGATGTTATTACTATATCAAAAGGAGTTAGAAGTAAATTAGATAACTTGCGAAATTTTAATTTAGCTCAAGCTGGTTTAGATTCAACTGCTACTATACAATCAAGCCAATTTCAAACAGAATATCATGATGTTAACACATTAGGTAGTTTAGATGGAGTTTATTTGGTTCATCAAGATTATTATTTTTATATTGCGTATAATTACTAAAACATAACAACAATGAGAACAATCACAATTAACAACAAAAACTTTGATTTTAAATTTGGTTTTAAAGCTCTTAAATCGCTAATGCAAGACGAGAATATTACTTTCTCACAAATGGGCGAATGGGGGCAGTCACTTACTAATGTAGCTAAAATTGCTTACTATGGTATTGACAAAAAAATAACACTTGAAGAGATTGAAATTTACTTAGATACTAAAGAGTGGAAAGATGTTTTAAACATTATTACATTGTTTTCTGAGGAAGTTGCTCAATACTTTGGAAGTGAAAGCCCAAACGAATCAGCGACTATGAGCAATTAGCTTATGGTCGTTTAGGATGGGATGAGGAAAGGTTTTGGAATTGTTCTTTATCATTTTTTTTTAAAGCGTTATACGGGTTTAATGAGTTGGAATTTGAAAGGACTAAAACTCAATGGACAATAGCAAGGTGGCAATCAGCTTTATTGTTGAAACCACACGCTAAGAATGGATTAAGCCCACGAGATATAACTGTTTTTCCTTGGGAGCAAGAAGAGATAGCTTTAACAAAATCTGAATGGATAAAACAAAACCAAAAGATTTATGATTTGTGTAAAAAAATAAGATAATGGAATTTATAAATACTGGGATAACCTTTGATGGTAGTGGCGTTCAAGCTGGGATGAAAGAAGCATCCGATGCTATCAAAAAAGGTGGTGATGAAATTGGTAAGGCTGCTGAAACGGCAGCGGCTAAATCAGACTTTGCATTTAAATCACTAACTCAGGCTTATAGACAAACCGCAAAAGATGCTCAGTTTTTAGCAGAAACTCAAGGGATAAACTCAAAAGCTTTCTTAGATGCAGCTGTTCAAGCAGGCCAATACAAAAATAAACTTGATGACATCAATTTAGTAATTGGTGCTTTAGGAGCAGATAAGCCAGTATTACAAGCTACATTAAATTTAGCTCAAGGTATTGCAGGTGGATTTGCAGCTGCTCAAGGTGCTGTTGCTATGTTTGGTGGATCATCAAAAGAAGTTGATGAAGCTTTAAAAAAGGTTAATGGTTCACTTGCTTTACTTCAAGGATTAACTGCTTTAACTGGATTACCTGATGCTTGGAAAGGTTTTGCGACAACTTTAAATACTAAAGTAATACCAGCATTAACTACTACAAGAGGTTTAATGATGACAATGGGCATAGGAGCTTTAGTTGTTGTTGTAGGTTATTTAGCTAATGCTTGGATGAATGCAGCAGAAAAACAAGAAAAAGCAATTCAAGCTCAAAAAGATTTAAAAGAAAATTTAAAGAAATCGCAAGATATAATTGATGAATATACTTTAACGGAAAAACAAAAAGCAATAAAAAAAGAAAAAGAAGATTACGATAAATTAATTAAAGAACATGCACAAAGAAGACAAGCCGTTAAAACTCATTATAATCAATTAGGACAAGAAGTTATTGATTATGGAGCTGAAGCTAAAACAGATAGAAAAAAAGAATATGCAGAACTTGAATTAATAGAAAAAACTCATAGAAAAAATTTAGCAGATATTGAATCTAAGTTCGCGCCTAAAAAAGAAAAAGATGAAAAGATAAAAAAGGCTAAAACAGATTTTGAGGAGATAATACCAAAGAAAGGACTTGACTTACAACTACCTACTAAAATGGAACAGTCAATGAAGAATAGTGGATTAGGTGGTGCATCTGATTGGTTTATACAAAAAACTGATGCAATGAGAGATAGATTTCAAAGGTTTAAAGAAGACATTTGGTTAATAGGTTCAGAAATTAAAAATGCTTTTAAAGATTTAATTGGCCCAGCATTTGAAGAATTTGGGACAATGGTTGGTCAAAAATTGGCTGGGGCTGATGCTGATTTTGCAAAGGCTGGGTTAAGATTTATAGGCTCATTAGCTGGAACAGTTGGTAAAGGATTAATTGCAATGGGTATCCCTTTAATGGCAGCTATGACTACATTTAGCGAGGGTTTAGCTTTAGTTGGTGCTGGTACTGCTTTAATGGCGTTATCAGGTGCAATGGGTGTTGCTGCTGGTGGTGGCCCTGCTGCTCCAAGTGGTGGTGGTTCAGGTGGTGGTGGTTCAGTAAATGCTGGAACTTTCCAACCTCAAACAAGTTTCTTTAGTGCTACTGGTATTCTTTATGGAAATGATATGTTACTTGCTATCCAAAAATCAAATCAAAAAATGCAAAGAGTTAAATAATGAATACACCACTATACACAACTGGCAATTTAAAATCAGCTCACTACAATAATACTTGGCGTGTTGAAATTCATGATACTGATAGAAATGGAGATAGCCGTTCAATAACTTTAGCAACTGGTTTAAAGTTAGATTACGAAAGTCAATCCGATGACAGATTTACTCCGATAAAGGGTAGTAAGTTAACTGTTCCATTATTGGTTGAAGATGAGTTGGTAGAATCATTTATCAATAATGAATTGTTAAACAATGATGTTGAAGGAGAATTAAAGTATGTTATTGCTCTTTTTAAAAATGATGAAATATTTTGGGGCGGTGTGATTCTTGGTGACCTTTGCCAAAAAAATGATGAATCTTTTCCGTATGTTTTTAACATGGTTGCTACTGATGGATTGGCAAGGTTAAA